GAAGCCTTGCTTTCTAAACCCTGCCTTTAACATTTTTCTATGGACAGTATCAACTAGCTCTGTATAATCCCCCTTGCTCCACACATCAATTTGGACATAGTAGCCGGTGGTTAATTCCTCATCGTCAGCATGACTTTCCGGCTGATCAAGATAGGTAAAAAAAGTAATATAGCTATTAGCCTTACCTGTATAGGTTTGAAAGCTAACCGGCACACCAATACCTTTTAAGGCCTTTATTACATCTTCATTTATACTCATAGGCCTAACCCTTTTCTTAATTCTTCTGATATTTTCTCCAGAGCTCCAGCTTTAGACTTTTCATAACCAGGGGCCATAAAGGGTTTAGCCTTCATTTTAACTGTGCCAAATTCTACAAACTTGCCATAATACCCGTCCTTACCTGGACCAACTGCTACATGCTTAATCCCATCTTTAGTTCTAACACTAGAAACTTCAATGTTTCTTTTTAAATTGCCAGTCCTTACGGGAACTTCTTCTTTAATAGCTTCTCTAACTACTGTCCCGGCTTCCCTCAAGGCCTTGTTTTCAATCCTATTTCCTTTAGCCCCTAGCTTTTCTACCTCAGCAATTAAATTTTCAATCCCTTCTAGTTCTAATTTAGCCACTGGTTACCACCTCCATAGCCTTAATCTCTATATAACGGTTTTGGTATTTGATGTTGTCAATGGATGTAATGTTATATTGTTTCCCTTGAAAAAGTATCCTCATAGTAGTATCCAAGCCTTCAAGATAACGAATAGTAAACTTCACTGTATTTTCTGCTTGAACAGCGGCAGCAGCAAAGTATTCCCGGCCATGGAGATTACTTACTGCTGCCCAGACAGTTTTAAAGTCCTCCCAAGTCTCTATTTCAAAGCCTCTTTCATTGGTGGTAGTGATGGGTTTTTGAATGGTGATTCTCTTATTTAAATCCCCTGGTTTCATTTCCCCACCTCCGGGTAGGAGTAATTTAGTTGGGCTAGAAGGCTATTAATCACAGGCCTTATCCCTTCTCCCACCTTGCCCACCTACCAGCCCCCGGCTTTCATACCAATCAGTAACCAAAGTCAGGCAAAATAGCCGGGCCAGGTAATTAGAACTATCAAAGGTATTTCCTGTAGCATTTTCAAGATAAACTTTAGCAGCTTCTATTAAATTTTCTATTAAATCATCCTCTTCAGAGTTATCCACCCTAAGATAGGTTTTTGCTTCTTCTAAGCTAATAATCAAATCAATCCACCCCCAAAAGGGAAAGGAGCGAAATTCATCGCCCCTTAACTACCTGTTGTGGAAATAGTAAGCTGGCCAAAGACTGCGGCCTCCGTATCCCATTTCACACAATCATCCCTGACAATAGTTCTAAGTTCTGTGCTATCTCGTCTCCAGGCATCCCCACCAATATTAGTAGAAGCCAGTTCATAAACTCCCCTAGTAAATAGGACCATTAACTCCTTAAAGTTTCCTACAATAAAGGGAGCCTTAACAGTAGATGTGCCGGTAGAAGGTAATGTTCTATTAGACACTACTACAATAGGCCTGCCTTTAAAAAGTTTTTTTCCAGGCCTTGTAATATCCTCCTGCAAAAGGGGCCTTCCGTTTTCATCATCCTGTTCATCTAGCCAGTGGAAGCCATCTTGGTTGGTAATAATAGTGCTAGATAAACTAATGGCCGGATCTAGATCCACATTAAGGACTTTTTTAATAGCTTTTATATCCTTTAAGCCTTTTTTACTTAAGCTGTTTAAGATAGAAATAATTAAACTGTTTTTAGTTATCACATGCTTTTTAGCAATCCAGTTTGTTACATAGGCTAAAATATTTTGGTCTGTATCTTTTAATAGCTCATTGGTTAAAGGTAGAAAGCCCGCCCTTTTAATAAGCTGGTAGCTAACAGGAGTAAATTTAGGATTGTCAATCTCTTCAATTTCCCCATATTCATCTACTACAGCAAAGGGCACCATATCTTCATCCTTTTCCAGAACCCTGGAGCCAGATAGAGTGTTTACCTTTTCTATTCGTATATGCCTGGATAAATCATTTAGGGTCCTCATTAATTTATTAATCCTTGTTTGGACATCCTCTGGAACAATTATCCCCGTGTCCCCATCAGGGTCAGTAGTTACCCCGCCTTCATGCATCACATTTTTATATTCCTCGATAATGCTGTGGTCATCGGCAGTAATCCTCTGCCTTCTTAGGCCCTTTAAAAATATCCTTTTATATTCTTCTTCCAATTGGGCAGCTGTTTGGTTAGCCATTAACAGGAGTAGCATCCCTTAAATCTGTTTCTTCTAATGCCTCAAGTTCCTGCTGTAGGGCCACTTGCTTTTGTAGGGAGCGGACTTCCTCCATGGCCTTTTCTGCCTCAAGGACCTTGTCCTCTGCCAGTAAACTTCGCACCTTTGCCTTCTCTGTTTCCAAGGCCTGTAATAGTTCACGTAACCTTTTACTCATAACTAATCACCCTTTCAAAATAAAAATGAGCCTTACAGCTCAAGTTCTAATAGTAGTTTTTGTTTTAGTAATTCTTGTCCCGGACTTTCCTTTAATCCATCCAGTAGTTTCTTTGGGGTGTTTTTATACCTTGTTAATAATGCCTTATCAATAGATGCTGCAATTTGTTTTTCTTCTTCCACCTGATCACAAAATCCGTATTCTAAACACTCCTTTGCTGTTAGCCAGGTTTCCCCATCCATAAGCTTTATAATTTCATCCCTTAGGAGGGCAGAGCGATTTTCATAGGCAGCAATTAGGCTTTCCCGAATTTTATCTAAATCCTCAGCCAACTTTCTAAATTCAGAGGCATTGCCTACACCTAAGGTCCAAGGGTTATGGATCATCAGCATGGCGTTTTTAGGCATAAAAATTCTATCGCCTGCCATAACTACAACACTTGCGATACTTGCTGCTAAGCCATCGATATATACATTTTTATGGGCCTTATGTCTTTTAAGCATGGAATGAATTGCTTGCCCTGCAAACACATCGCCCCCTGGGGAATTAATATAAATGTTTAAAGTATCTATTTCCCCCAAACCATCTAAATCAGCCTTAAATTCCTTTGGTGTTACTTCATCACCCCACCAGGTCTCATTTGCAATTTCCCCATAAAGGGTAAGTTCCCCAGTATTATCATCTAGGGCTTTAAAGTTCCAAAACTTACTGGCCATTTTCACCACCACCTTTCACTTGCTCCTCTGTAATCTTATCTTTCATATACTGCTCACCTGCCATTTCAATAGGCATCATATTGCCATTAACTAAAAGCTTATCTCCCCCTGGTAGTGCCTCCATTTCCTCTAGAGCCCTTACTTCATTGGCCGTCATAAAGCCTGATTGGATGGCAATTCGGTAGCCTTCGTATCTGGTTTTTGGATCAGCCCTAAGGATGGCATTAACATTAAACTTTATATAATAGCCCTTTTCTAGTTCCCTTTGGGTAAAAAGCTTATAAGTTAATTCCTGCTCATAGCCAGTTAAAATATCCATTAAGGTGTCTACATAAAATTCCCTTTGTTGATGCTCCACATTGGTATGGGTTGCCCGGTCTAAATCATTTAGCTGGTGGTTTTTAACCCCAAAGGCGGCGGCGATTTGTTTTACTGTCAGCTGGGTATTCTCTAGAAACTGGGCATCAGCCATGGTTAGGCTTAGTGGTTGAAACTGATAGCCTAAAGGAAGTAGGGATACCCGGTTAGCATTTTTAAGGCCAGAGGCCATTTCTTCAAATCTTTCCCTAAACCTTCTTTGGGCTTCAGGACTTAAATCTCCAATATAATGAATAATCCCTTTGGTCTGAAGGCCTGTCTTGAAGGAATTATTTAAATACTGACTAGCTGCTCCTGCATTTTCGATTGTTTTCCTAAGCTGGGTTAGAGGGGTAATCCCTACAATCCCATCACTGGTTAAACCTTTAAAGTGAAGGATTTCATCTGGATCAATCCTATATTCAGTCCCCTTATTATCCCTATAAACATACCACAGCCTTCCTTTACCAGGGAGCAGGCCTATGTCATCAATATAGATTTCTATTTTAGAACTATCTAATGGATAGATCCCTGTTATTTTCCCTGCATCCTTACCCTTAGTTTCAAACTCTAGCCAGGCATAGGCATTGCCATAAAGGTGGCGTTTAACTTCTAGGGCTTTAAAAAAATCCCTGGCAGACATCCAAGGATTAGGTCTAGTCTTTAAAAGAGGAGTTAGGTAATGGTCCACAGTGCCATTATGCTGATAAACTTTAACCGGCAACTTCCCTATACTATCAGCTAAAATCCGGATACAGGCAAAGACAGTAGCTTCCTTTAAGGCATTTTCACCCTGAAAATTTAGCTCATCTACCTTAATGCCCAACATCTCTAATAGCCTTCTATCGTTAATTTCCATGGTTTCGGGTATTGTTTTAGACTTTGGTTTAAAAATATTTTTAACTCTATTTAGCACTCCATCACCTCCTAGCCCCAAAGCTTATCTAAAGCCTCATCTGTAGTAAATTCATTGGGATCATACTTACTGCCCTCATTTCTAATGGCTCTGTCTAAAGCCATAATCATTGCCACAGCTCCGTCTATTTTTTCTGTGGACTTTTCCTTATCAGGCTTTATATTCCCTGCNGGGTCAGTTCTAATATGGATATTATCCATCATCCAGGATAAAACNGGATGGCCTCCNTGGGCTATTCTTTTTTCAAGAACTAATTTCATAAGTTCCTTTGTAGGTGGGCTCATATCNCTATATCCTTGGCCGAATGGTACCACAGTAAATCCTGCACCTTCTAGGTTTTGGGTCATTTGGACTGCTCCCCATCTATCAAAGGCAATCTCCTTAATGTTATAATCCTTCCATAGTTCTTCTATAAACTTCTCAATAAAGCCGTAGTGAATAACATTTCCTTCTGTTGTTTTAAGGTGGCCTTCCCTAGCCCAGATGTCATAAGGCACCCTGTCCCTTCTTACCCTTTGCTTCATGTTTTCTTCTGGTATCCAAAAGAAGGGTAGGACATAGTATTTATCATCTTCCGGGATTGGTGGAAAAACTAAAACAAAGGCTGTAATATCAATGGAGC